GTCCATCGCGACGTAGACCTTGGCGACGTTCTGGACGGGGCCGCCGCCAGGCGTGCCCGAGCGGAACTCGCCGACGATCGGCGCGCCGGCGTCGGTGTTGCCGCCCAGCGTGAACAGGCCGGTGGGCGATGCCGCGCGGGTGTCCGTGAGCGACTGGAACGACCAGCCGTATTCGGTGACGGCGCCGGTGGCGGTGTTCAGGACGATAGCGGTCATGGGATGGGCACCTGTTCGAGAAAGACGGGGGAGGCGAGCCCCGGCTTGGTCCCGGGCGTGTAGAGGCTGGCGTCGAGTGTATGGACGGCCGCGTCGATGAGGAAAGCCCCAGCGGTGGGGGCGTTGGCGTGCGCGCCAATGTTGAAGAAGCCGTAGAGGCCGTCGAACGAGAACGCGGCGGTGTTGACGTACTTCTCGACCACGGTGATGAACGGGTTGACCATCCAGCCGTTCGGGGCGCCGGTGGGCGGGCCCAGGTAGCGGTAGAAGCTGCGCATCGAGTCGGTGTCGCGCCCGCCGACGCCGTCGAGCGCGCCGCGCTGCGGCCAGCGGAAATAAATCTGCACGCTGCTCGTGCTGTTGTCCGCGGTCTGCGGCCAGACGAGGAAATTGCCCTGCGTGACCGACCGCAGGTTGGCGAAGAAGTGGCCCAGGATCGACCTGGTGGTGAAGGGCGCCGACGGGTTGATCCATGCGGCCGGGTGCGCGAGCTCGACGCCGTTGCGCCAGGCGCTCATGCGCACCACGGGGCGCCGGCTGCGAACGTCGGAGTTGACCGTCTGCACCTCGGGGCCGGTGGCGACCCGGTTGAAGCCGTCCGTGTCCTGGATGCCGAAGGCGTCGGTGCGGTGGGCCGGGGCCCAGCCCAGCGGATGACCGCCGATCGGGCGCAGCGTGTAGTTCACGTTGCTCTCGCCGGCCTCGATGTGCTCGTGGATCGTGACGAAGCCGTGGCGCAGGTCGCCGCCGACCACATCGGCGTCCAGCAGCAGTTCGTCGGTGACCTGCTCGACCCAGGTGCCGCTGGCGGTGCCGCTGTAGCCCGGATCCTCGAACGTCTGCGTCGCGCTCCACGTGAGCGTGCTCAGCTGCACGGTGCCCGAGTCGCGCTGCGCCAGCGTCAGGCCGCTGTGCTCCAGGTAGGCGCGGTACCTGGTGCGCGCGGTCACGGTCTGCTCGCGCGACTGCGAGCCGTTGGCGCCGCCCACGTACGAGCCCGTGGCGTCGAGCGTGATGGTGCGCTCGTACTCGAGCAGGCAGATGTGGCGGACGTCGCCCACGAAGTCGACGCCGCCATAGCGCCGGTACAGGTGGTGGTAGATGGTGGTGCCGGCCTCGGCGGCGGTGTCCAGGCCCGAACTGGTGTGGGTGTGTTCCTCGGCGCCGTAGCCGTGCGAGCCGTCGAACGTCGTGGCCTGCGTCACGACATCGAGTTCGATCATCCTCACCATGTAGGTGCTGCCGCCGTAGGTGGGCACGGCGCCTGGCGGCGGGTCAGCCGCGGCCTGCGGGTTGAGCGTGCTGCCCTCGACCACGGCGACCAGCCCGACCGCCTTGGTGCAGCTGGCGTTGAAATACATCGGCTGGAACAGCGTTTCCCAGTGCGGGTGATCGCCCGAGTACGGGGCGTCGCTGATCGTGAACGGGATCGTGCAGACCTGCGCGACCTCGACGTCGGTGGGCCGGTAGACGTCGATCTGGCCGCGATACAGGGCCAGCTGGCCGCTGCCCTCGACGCTGATGATGTAGAGCCAGAGCTTGTCGTCCTCGTCGCGCTTGAGCGCGGCCGACAGCACGCGCATGAACACGGGCGTCTCGCCATCCATGCGGTAGGGGCGGTGCCGCACGCCGTTGGTCCACACGGCCGTCTTGAAGGCCTGGCGCCAGCTGACGCGGTGCGCGGCATAGGGCCAGCTGGGATCGGCCGGCGAGTAGAGCGCGCTGAACGAGCCGCCGTCGAGGGCCTGGCGGTGCGTGCCGTAGTAGTCCTCGCGCCCGTAGCGGGTCGCGCGCCCGTACCACGACACGATGACCGGCTGGCCGAGCTCGACGAGGGCCTCGCTCCACCAGGTCAGGTTGCCCGGGTGCTGCTTGATGCCGCTGGCGTCGCTCAGGATCCGCTGCTTCTTGAGCGAGGGCGGCGGCTCGGTCTTGCCGCGGAACTTCCACAGGCCCGACAGCTTGGGGCTCCAGCCGGGATTCCCGTTGGTCGTGTCGCTGTCGGGCACGGCGAAGAACGCGCTGGCCACCGGGGTTCGGTCGTCCTCTTGCGGCGCCGGCCACAGCATGACGTCGTGCTGGCCCGAGTTGCTGACGATGCGGACGATCGAGCCGTCCGACATCCGCTGTTCCTCCACGTGGTAGCCGGCCAGCGACAGGCCGACAAGCCTGGTGTGGTCGTTGAAAACGTGCTCGACCTCGGTCAGCTGCGCCCTGGTGGGCGCGACGCCGTTCATCACGTGCAGGGAGGCGACGCGTGTGTCTGCGTTGTTCCCCAGCGGCGCGATGAAGGGCAGCAGGAAGCTCATTGCTCGATGGCGACGTACTGCGGCAGGTCGTCGCCGTTCAGGCGGAAGGTGGCGCTGACCTCGGCGGCCGCGGTGCGGTACCGGCCCACGGTCAGCGGGATCAGCGCGCCCGCGGCGGTGCCCGCCATCAGCCAGCCGTCGGCGATGCACACGATCCCGTCGCCGTCCGGCGCATCGGGCAGGTAGCGCCCCGGCACGCGCACGCCCGAGCCCGGCACGACGCCGCCGGTCACCTTCACCTGGCGCACGAGGCTGTCCCACTTCTCGCCGGCCAGGAACGACAGTTCGTTTTCGGTGCCGAGCCAGATGCCGCCCTGCACGGGCTGGACCAGGGTGATCGGCTTGGCGAAGTTCTTGAAGTCGCGGCGCAGGTCGAACAGTTCCCAGCTGTTCGGGCGCGAGGCGTGCAGGGCGGAGCCGACGGCGACGAGCGCGCGGCCGCGCCAAAAGGCCAGGTGCTTGCCCACGGGCGGCGGCTGCAGCGTGTCGGTGAGCAGGCGTTGCTGCAGGGCGCTGTTCTTGCCCGTGAACATGAACGAATCGACCGTCGTGGAGCCGGCCAGGAAGCGTTCTTCCCCGTTGTGGCTGGTGAGGTAGACGTTGGTGCGGTAGCCGGCGAGCACGGGCAGGCCCGACAGCAGGATCCCGCCGGTGGTGATGTCGATGGCCGCGGCCGCGTCGTGCAGCGGGCCGCTCTCGGCGCCGTCCGTGGTCCGCACGTGGGTCAGGGACCATTGATACCGGCCGGCGTGCAGCTGGCCCGCGATGCCCAGTGCGGTGCCCACGGTGGCGGGGATCGGCACGCCCCACGGCGCGGCGCCGCTGGCGGTCAGGATGCCCTGCGCGGTGCCGTTGCTGTAGAGGGTGCCGCCGTCGGGCAGGTTCCAGTAGTGCACGCGGGCATGCCCGAGCCCGGCGACCAGGACGGTGTCGGCCGTCAGGTTGACCAGGTCGCCGGCCGGGCCGCGCGTGGCGACGTCGAACCCGTCGGCGCGCCAGACGTTCGCGTGCTGGAGCGCGGAGTTCTGCGCGAAGCCATCGCGGCGCTTCGGGCGGCCGGCGGCGTCCAGGTCGACGTTGCTGGCGACCGTCAGGTCCTTGTCGGTGAGTTCGCGCGCCTCGGCGACGTTGTTGATGCCGGCGTAGGCCTTGAGTGTTCGCATGGTGTCATCCCAGTGAGGGGGTGCCGAAGCCCGTCGTGTTGAAGCCGACCGCGTGGAAGTGGCGATCCCGCTGGTCGCGCGGCGGCAGCCAGCGCAGAGCGATGCCCTGGCCGAACTTCGTGCTGCAGAAGCCCGTGGCCTGGAAGGCGCGCGGCTCGGTGACGAACGGGACGCCGAACTGCGTCGTGCGGCCCATGGTCGCGGCCTTGAACCGGCGGCCGCCCGACGGGGTACCGAAGGCCGTCGAGTTGAAGCCCGAGGCCTTGTATTCGACGAAATACTGCGGAGTGCCGAACGCGGTGGTGTTGAAGCCGGTAGCCTGGCCCGTTTGCGGTGCGCCCAGCAGCACGCGCTGGCCGCCCTCGACCCATTCCCAGGCGGGCAGGACCCGGCTGGCGTTGTTCGTCATCACGTAGGCGACGAACCGGTTGGTCGATTGCGCGAGGCCGGCGGTGCAGTTGTAGAGCGTGCCGTTGAGCGAGATCCGGCCGTCCTGGATGCGCAGGATCGACGGGTTGGGCAGCGTGCACGGGTTCCCGAAGCCGGTGCTGCCGTTGATGCCCGCGTCGTCGACGGTCGCCAGGTCGGTCGCGCTGAAATCGCCGGTGCGCAGGCGCAGCACGGTGCGCCCGTTGGAGCGCGTGTAGTGCAGCTCGGCCACGGCCCGCGGGACGCCGCTGCTGGTGGCCAGGCCGATGAACGCCCGCCAGTCCGAGTTGTGGCTGGTCGGGATGTGGAGCTCGCCCTCCATGTACCACGACAGGTTCGGGATGTTCGTCGTCGTGTAGAGGCCGAAGGTGCCGATGCTGCCGCTGGTGGGCGGCGCGCAGCGGTTGCTCTGGATGAACAGGCTGTTGCCGGTCCACGAGTGGCCGCTGTCGCTGGTGCGCCCGCTGACGCTGGTGCGCAGGTTGGTGCCGTTGGCGCCGACGAAGTTGTCGAGCAGGACGGCCTGGTCGGAGAGCCCGTCGGACAGGAAGCCGCCCGGCGTGCCGAAGGTGCTGGCGGCGATGCTGCTGGCCGTGCCGGTCTGGTTTGACGGCGCCAGCACGGCGTCCTCGACCTGCACGCGCGAGAACGTGAAGGCGTTGCCGCCGGCCGCGCTCCAGCAGAAGTAGTCCAGTTGGATGTGCGGCGCCTGCACCCAGTCGCCCGAGGCGGGCCGCGTGCCAATCTCGACGCCATCGACGAGCGCGCGCATGGCGGTGCCGCTGACCTCGATGCGCAGGGTGTGGGCGCCTGCGGCGAGGCTGGCCAGGCTGCCCGAGCCGTTGCCCCAGGTGTCGCCCAGGTAGGCGCCGGCGCTGCCCAGCGACGAATAAATCTCGACGTAGTGCTGGTTGCCGTTGTCGTCCAGCAGGTAGAGCGTGAACTCGCCATCGACGTTCGAGCCGCTGCCCAGCAGCGTGAAATCAAGCTCGACGTTGTAGGCGTGGGCGGTGGCGAACGGCGCGCTGAATGCGCTGCCGGTGCCGGGGTACGGAAGGATCGTGACCGCGCCGGCACCATTCAGCTGCCAGGTCTTGCCATCGCCGTTGCTCTCGGTCCAGGCGCCGCCCGTCTCCGGGGCGTGCGCGGTCAGCAGGCCAGACGGACCTGTGAAGGTGTCGAGCAGCAGTACGGCCATGAGGGACCCCCCAGGCCGGGGTTACAGCTGGAAAATCTTGTTGACGCCGTTGTCCCACTGCACGGTGACGTCGCCGCCGTTGGTGGCGACCGGGAAGCTGGTGATCGTGTCGATGTAGTGCAGCAGCCGGGACGTCGCCGGGTTGCCCGTGTCCACGAAGATCGCCACGCCCTCGCCGGTGCTGCCGGCGGCCACGGCCGGGAAGGTCACATCGTCCGCGTCGAACACGCCGTTGGCGATCGACACGCCGGTCAGGGTGATGGGCGCGGCCAGCGCGTACGCGCTGATGTCGGCATAGAACTCGTCGACCGCCAGGTTCTGCGGGTAGGCGTTCGACATCAGCACCGCCTTGAGGGTGGCGGTGAGGTAGTTCACTTCGGCGCTCAGGATCGCCTGCTTGCCCTTTGCGTAGTGCGCGTTTGCCATCGTGGGTTCTCCGGGGGGATCAGAAGCGGAAGCGGGTGACGGGCGGCTTGCGATCGCGCTGCTTGCGCTGCACGTTCGCGTCGATGCGGTCGCCGAAGTCACCCGCGAACAGGCGGTCGAAGCGGTCAGCGCGGGCGGGATCCGCAATCTCGGGGTCGTCGACGCTGTAGGCGCGCTTGTAGACCCAGTTCATGAGGCGAAGGTGATACCGCTCGGGCAGTTCGGGCGCGCTGGCGGTGTCGCCCTGCAGGGTGCGCGGCTCGAGGGGGCGCCGGTAGACGGTCAGGCCCAGTTCCTCGTCGGCCTGGTCGGCGGTGGGCGTGGGCACCAGGCGCAGCCGGCCCTCGGTCTGGATGAAGCGGCGCGGCTCGCCCGTGCGCGTCTCCCAGTTGCCGTCGTTGCCGTCCTCGGCCTCGACGCTCGTCTCATCGAGGGGGCGGCCGCGGAACGTGACGCGCTTGACCCGGATGACGCTGTCGTGCAGCCGGTAGGTGTCCTGCCCGGCGACCAGGATCAGCGTGCACACGCGGGCGCTGAGCCGGTCCTCGAGCAGCAGGGCCCGCTCGCAGGCCTCGTTGATGGCGTCGTTCAGGAACGCCAGGACGTCGGCGTCGGCCCAAAGGAAGGGCGCGGCCTTATCGCCGGTCACCCGGCGGAACTCGGCGATGAAGTCCGCGACCTTCATTCGGTCACTCCGCCTTCACGATGGCCCACTCGCGGTCCATTTCTTCCTTGGACACGCGGAAGCCGCAACGGCGCTGCAGCTGGTTCAGGTTCGGCAGGCCGGCGTTGGTGAAGTCGCCTTCCTCGTTCGCGTCCAGCATCTCGCGCAGGCGCGCCTGGATGATGTTCTCGCGCGTCGGCGGGGCGTTCTCGGTGGGCGGGGTGAAGTGCTGGGCGCCGACCGGGAGGCAGCCGAGCGTGACGGCCAGGCGATGGAAGCGCGGATGCAGGGGCGTGCCCTTGCCGTCCTTGGATTCCTCGAGCGGCAGCACGATCGCGGTGTGCCCGCCATCGGTCAGGGCCAGCTGCACGGGCGCGCCGGTCGTCGAGTAGAAGTAGGTCAGCTGGACCTCGGGGGCGCCAGCGCCAGCCGGGCGGCCCGCGATGGGCGGCAGATTGGCGGGGCGGGAAAGGGTGTTGACAGTGGCATTCATGTTCTGTGTCTCAGGTCAGGGTTAGGAAAAAGCCCCGACGGACCGAAGCCCGCCGGGGGTCAAAGCCAGCTCTCGCTGACACCACTGGGAAACGTGGTCCGATCAGCCCTCGCTCGAGTGAGCGCGCTTGTCGATGATGTATTTCACGACCAGCAGGCCCTTGCCCGTGGTCGGCGCAGCGCCGACGCCGTCCCAGCGCACGCCCACGGTCGCCGGCTTGGTGTATTTCTCGCCGGTGGGCACGATCGGGATGTGCGTGGGGGCGACGGTGACGTCGGCCGACAGCGCCGCGTACTGGGTCGGGCGCGCGGCGGCGCCGCTGACCTGGTCGCCGATCGAGAACTGGTCGGTGGTCGCCGAGTTGAACAGTTCGGTGATGGCCAGGCCGCCGCCGGTCACGATCGCGCCGACGGGCAGGTTGACGGCCGCCTCGTAGGCGTTGTCGACCAGGTCGGCAAAGCCGAACTCCACGTTCGCGACCAGTTCGTCCTGGCGGCCGGATTTCTTGGTGATGGGCATTTCGTCGCTCCTTTCAGCAACAGGGGAGGGGGTGCCGCCTCAAGGCCCAGGCGGCGGTGGGCTGAATGGGGAAGCGGGGGCCGAAGCCCCCGCCAGGCCTGCCGCTTACTGCAGGTAGTGGTCGCAGGTCACGATGCCGAAGTCCTCGGTCGCGTTGTCGTAGATCGAGAAGAACTTCGGCTTGAGCAGGCCGAACATCTTGTCGACGTTGATGCCCTGCTGGCTGCCGTACTGGAACGTCTTTTCGTCCCACTCGGGCACGCCGATGTCGGCGATGCCGAGCGCCTGGCTGCCGCACAGCAGCGTGCGGGTGCCGTTGACGTTGCCGCCCGCGCCCCACTTGCTGCCGGCCGCCGCGCCCTTGGTGTGGAACACCAGGCGGTGCTCGTGGATCACGGCGCCGTCGACGGTCACGGTCGCGCCGGTGAACCAGGGCGAGTCGGTGCCGCTCTTGGTGGCGACAGCGGTCACGGCGCGCTGGTAGTCGGCGTCCTTCTTGAGCGCGGCCAGGGTACCGGGCTGCACGAACAGCACGTAATACTCTTTGCCGCCGCTCATGATCGGCTTGACGTAGTGCTCCTTCGCGTACGCGATGAGGTCCACGATCATCTTGTACGAAGGCACGAAGGCGTTCGTGATGGTCGAGGTGTCGGACGCCACCAGGGCGGTGCCGTCCCACATCAGGCCGCGGTTGGCGGTCGGCGCGGAGACGTCGGCGGCGAACGACAGGTTCGGGAAGGGCGAACCCACGCGCTGCGAGCCGTTGTTGTTGTAGGCGTAGCTGATGCCCGACATCGTCAGGAACGCCAGCTGGTCGACGCGGTTGGCCAGCCAGTAGGCCAGGCGATCGCGCGCCGTCTCGCGGAACTTGATGACGGTTTTCTGCTCGGCGAGCTTGCCCTTGTTGCGGACGCTGTGCGTGATGAGGTCGATGTTGATGACCTGCTCGTACGACTGCAGCGCTTCCTCGCGGCCTTCGCGCTCGTTGTCGCCGATCACGCCATCTTCGACGAGGTCGGCCACCAGGAACATCAGGACCTGCTCGCCCTTCTCGGTCTTGGTGAGCTCGGTGATGCGCTGGATCACGGCGTTCTCGCCGGAACCCATGAAGCGCTTGATGAACATGGCGTCGCGGGCGGCTTTCCAGACGTCCCGGGACCACACGACCTTCTGCTTCGAGGTCAGTGCGGCGAAATTGGTCAGCATTGCGGTGCTCCTGTGATGTGGATGTGAAACGTTCTCGGCGTTACGCGTCCGCTCGCGGGAACATGGCATGGGGGGCTGCCAAGGTGCCGGGGCTGGTTTACGCCGTGCCCGTTGCGGCGAAGCACACCCGGATCTGTCGCGGGCCCGGCCGGGGTGGGTGACTTCCCGGCCGGACCCTTACTGCATCAGTCGCCGCGCAGGCGCCGTTTTTCCTCGGGCGACAGAGCTTCGAACTGTTCTTCGCTCATGTCGTCGATGTCGACGGTGCCCGTGGCGCTCCTGGCGTTGCCCTCGCCGCCCTTGAGGGCCGGCGGCTGCTGACCGGAGACTTGCGCGCCACGTGCCCGCGCGTTCGCGGTGCGATTGTCGGTAGTACCGCCAGGGGTGG